TGGAGGTTTACGTCAACGGCGAACGCACCTTCGACGGCCACGTCGACGACGTCGTGCTACCCAGCAACCCAGCTGACTATCCGACCGCACTAAGGCCACAGCCCGGCCAGGCACCAACACCGCTGGCCCGCATCACCATGCTCACCGCACTCGTCGAACTCATGCGCCGCACAATGGAATCCCCACTACTGCAGCCCATCGACGTCGACATCCAAACCCACGGCATGGGACGGGTCAGCATCGCCGCCGCCCTGCAGCTGCCCGACGGCCAGATCGTCTGATGCCCAGCAAGGGCAACACCACACAGCGCGGCTACGGCCACAGCCACCAGGCGCTGCGCAAGCGACTAGAACCCGACGTCGCCGCCGGCCGCGCCACCTGCTGGCGCTGCGGGCTGGCCATCGAGCCCGGAGACAAATGGGATCTCGGTCACGACGACGACGACCGGACCCGCTACCGCGGGCCCGAGCACCTGCGCTGCAACCGCGCCACCTCCGGCCGCGGCGCCGCACTGGCCACCGGCTTCGGCCCGCCGGTCGACACCAGCCGAGCCTGGTAGCCAGCTAACACGCAGCCGGTTGCGCAGGCCGCCTGGCGGCCAGGTAGTCGGCACGTCGGATGTCAGACAGCGGCAAGCGGCGCGCATCGCCGCAGGTAGGGGGGCGGTCGGGCATCGTGGTGGGGGGGCGAAGTGACCCCGCGGACGTTGCAGCCATTTCCCTCCCGCACTTTCAGCAAAAGGTAACGAGGGCCCACCATGACCAAGACCTGCGAGATCTGCAAAACCGAGTTTGACTCCCAGCGCCACTACGCCCGGTTTTGCTCCGGCCGCTGCCGGGCCCGCGCCCACCGCGCCGGCATCTCCCAGCCGCGGCCCGGGTCGAAGAAAAAGCCCAAACCGGAGCCCAAAAAGCGGGAACCGGTCAACCCCGACGGCCTGCTGGAGGCGGTGCGGGCCGAGCTCGACGCCGCCGGAGTGACCCGCACCGCCGCCGGCCAGCACGCCCTGGAGCTGGCCAGCAGAATCGTCAACGCCACCGCCCTGAACACCGGCGTGGCCGCAATGTCCAAGCAGCTGCAGTCGGTGATGGCCGATGCGCTCGGCCCGGCCGACGCCGCCAAGGCCGCCCCGATGAATCCGCTCGACGAGCTCAAGGCCCGACGTGACCGCAAGCGTTCAGCTCACTGAGCCGTTCGTCGCCAACATTCCGGCCTACCAGCACACCCTCGGGCCCGAGGTGGCCGAGCTGTGCGAGATCGCCGGGTTCACACCCGATCCCGAGCAGCGGCTGTGCCTCGACGCGATGTTCGCCCTCGGCCCGGACGGGCGCCGGCCGGCGGCCTTCGAGTTCGCGGTGATCTGCCCGCGGCAGAACATGAAGACCGGCCTGATGAAGATGGCGGCGCTGGGCTGGCTGTTCGTCACCGACCAGGAGCTGATCGTCTGGTCGGCGCACGAGATGGACACCACCCGGGAGGCGTTTCGCGATCTGGTCAACCTGATCGAGGACACCCCGATCCTGGCTGACCGTCTGGCGCCGGGCCCGACCCGCGGCATTCACCGCGGCAACGGCGTGGAGGCGATCGAGCTGGCTCCGAGCGCGGCGTGCCCGTCCGGGCAGCGCATCCGGTTCCGGGCCCGCACGAACGCCGGCGGCCGCGGGCTGTCCGGTGACAAGGTGATCCTCGACGAGGCGTTCGCGTTGAAGCCGGAGCACATGGGTTCGCTGATGCCGACGCTGTCGACGCGGCCGGAGGCCCAGATCGTCTACGGGTCGTCGGCGTGCCGCGCTAACTCCGATGTGCTGCGCGGGATCGTGGAGCGCGGCCAGTCGGCGGATGCGAAACGTCGGGAGCGGCTGGCTTATCTGGAGTGGGCGGCCCCGGAGGGGATCTGCGAGGACTCCGACTGCCCGCACCATGTCGGCTATCCGGGCTGCGCGATGGACGACCCGCACTGGATCGGCCAGGCCAATCCGCAGGCGGGCCGGCGGATCTCGTGGGAGTACCTGCACGGCGAACGCCAGGGCCTCGACGCCGCCGAGTTCGGTCGGGAACGCATGGGCTGGCACGACAAGCCGATGGTCGAGGAGGGCCCGCTGATCTCCCGGGAGATGTGGGCGGGCCTGGCCGACCCGGACTCGGCGCCGTCGGGCCGGGTCAGTTTCGGCGTGTACGTCAACCGTCTGCAGACCCACGGCGCGATCGGCGTGGCGGGGATGCGCGCCGACGGCAAGATCCATGTCGGCATCGTGCCGGCGGCCCGCGGCGGCCAGATCGACAGCCTGCCGGGCGTCACCTGGATCGCGCCGCGGATGAAGCAACTGGCCGACGACTGGAAGCCGCTGTGCTGGGTGATTGACGACCGTTCGGCGGCAGGCACCCTGGTGCCTGACATCAACGCCCTCGGCGTGCAGGTGGAGAACGTGACCGCGCCGGATGTGGCGCGGGCGTGCATGAGTTTGCACGCCAAGATCGTCGAGGGGACCATCGCCCACCGCAACGCCAAACCGCTGGCCGATTCGGTGACGGCGGGAAAGATGCGCGATTTGGCCGACGGCTGGGCGTGGGATCGCAAGGATGCCCGGGCCGACATCGTGCAGCTGATGGCCATCACTTTGGCTGTGCACGGTTTGGCCACCGCGCCGCCACCGACTGACGTTTGGAGTTTCTACTCGTGACCGCACCTCAAGCCGTGTTCACTGTCGCCGCTGCGGCGGTCGCGGTGTCCATCGCGCTGGTGGTGGCCGGTGTGGCCGTGCTGGCTGGGCCTGGCTGGGCGTTGGTCGCCGCCGGGGCACTGGTCGGCCCGTGCACGGTCGGCGCGGCTGCCGTTCTGCTGCGTGACGGCGGTGAGACCGGATGAGTTTGCTCGACCGCATCACCGCAGGGCGCACTCCGGCGAGAATGACGCTGGATGATTACGGGCAGCTGTTCAACTCGTACACCTACGGGTTGAACTTCGGCCAGCCTCCGACCATGTTTCAGACGTTGGCCGGGTCGCGCACCGAGCGGCCGTCGAACACGTTCGAGGGGCTTGCAGCGCAAGCGTTCGCGGCGAACGGCGTGGTGTTCGCGTGCATGATGGTCCGCCAGCTCGTGTTCTCCAGCATCAGGTTTCAGTTTCAGCGGTTCGTCAACGGAAAGCCGTCGGAGACGTTCGGCGATCGAACACTGAGCGTGCTGGAGCGGCCGTGGCCGGGCGGAACGACTCAGGATCTGCTGTCGCGGATGATTCAGGATGCCGACCTGGCGGGCAACTCCTACTGGGTCCGCGACGGCGACGAGCTGGTCAGGTTGCGGCCGGACTGGGTGCAGATCGTCGGAGTCCCCAGGTCGATGGACAAGCAGTCCGGCGGGCGGGGCGCTGGGCAGGTCGGCTGGAAGAAGGCCGGCTACATCTACACCGAGGGTGGTATCGGCAACGGCGACGGCGTGCCGTTCACCGTCGACGAGGTGGTGCACTTCGCGCCGACGCCGGACCCGCTGGCCGTGTTCGCCGGCATGTCGTGGATTACCCCTGTGCTCCGTGAGCTTCAAGCCGATCAGGCCATGACAAAGCACCAGTCGAAGTTTTTCGATCGCGGCGCAACAGTGAACATGATCATCAAGCATTCGCCGCTGGCCGACCCGGATGCGGTGCGCCGGTGGGCCGATGAGATGCAGTCGAAGCACGGCGGGGTCGACAACGCGTGGAAAAATTTGAATTTGTATCCGGGCGCGGACGCGACCCCGGTCGGCTCCAACATGAAGGACATTGACTTCAAGTCGGTGAGGGGCGGTGGGGAAACCCGCATCGCCGCGGCGGCTGGTGTCCCGCCGGTCATCGTCGGGCTGTCTGAGGGTTTGGCGGCAAGTACCTATTCGAACTACATTCACGCGCGACGCCGGCTGGCTGACGCGACGGCGCATCCGTTGTGGCAGAACATGGCTGGCTCGTTTGAGCGGCTGGTGCCGCCACCGGATGGCGCGTCACGCCTGTGGTACGACGCCAACGATGTTCCGTTCTTGCGCGAGGATGAGAAAGACGCCGCCGAGATTCAGCAAGTCCGTTCAGCCACGATCGCATCGTTGATCACCTCCGGTTTCTCGCCGGAGTCGGCGGTATCGGCCGTCGAGGCGAATGACTTCATCGGTCTGCTGCAGCACACAGGACTGACCAGCGTGCAGCTGCAGAAGCCCGGGACGACACAGGAGAAACCATGAATCGCAGCAGGAATCGGAACGCCACCCCGCCGCGCACCGACGTGTGCCGTTCGGTGGCGTTCACGTTCACCCGTGACGACGGCAGCGATGGCCGCGGCGACGGGTTGACGTTCCGCGGCTATGCGGCGGTGTTCAACTCGCCCACCCGCATCAACTCGTGGGAGGGGACCTTCGACGAGCAGATCGCCGCCGGCGCGTTCCGCAAGTCAATCCGTGAGCGGACACCGAAGTTCCAGTTCGACCACGGCCGTTCAACATTCGGCTCGCTGCCTCCCGGGGTTATCGAGTCGATCACCGAGGATGACCGCGGCCTGTTCGTGCTGGCGAGGATGTCGCCCTCGCCGTATTGGGAGCCGCTGCGGGATGCGCTGGCATCCGGTGCGGTGGACGGGATGTCGTTCCGGTTCGCGGTGATCCGTGACGAGTGGGTCGACGCCGAGGGGAAGCTGGTCAAGCCCGACGAGCTGGAAGAAGCCCTGTGGAGCGGTTCGCGCGGCATTCTGCTGCGCACCCTGAAGGAGGTTCGGGTCGACGAGGTCGGCCCGGTCGTTTGGCCGGCTTACGCCGACACCACCGCCGGCCTGCGGTCCAAGGTGATCGACCTGGGCCGCCTGTTTGATGGAGACCCCGAACAGATCCGTCTGTTCGCTGAGGCGGCGCCGATGGTGCGCGCCGCTTTGACCGCCCCCGAGCGGGGCGAATCCGATGATGAGCCGCGCAACACCCCGGCCGGGGCCGTTGAGCACTCGGATGAGGATCGCGACGGGCCGCAAACCACCTCCGATGAGGAGGCCGGGGAGCACGCGCCGCATTCCGACACCGACAACCCGCCGAGTGACCGCGCCGCGCAGGCGCGTGCAGAGGCCAGCGATCGGCTGTTCGCCGACGCCTACGACTTCGTTCGTCTCGCGCGGGAATCAACACCGCCCATGAAAGGGGTATTGCAGTGAAGTTCAAGGACATCGCCGAGGCGATCGAACGCGAAAAGAACATCGAGGACGAGCTGAAGCGTCTCCGCAACAAGGACACCAAGTCCGCGGAGGACCACGCCCAGGTTCCCGTCCTGCTCGAGGAGTTCCGTGAGGTGCACGCCGTGCGCCTGGACATGGAGCACGACGCCGCCCTGGCAGAGGTGCAGGCCGCGGCCCGTACTGGCGCCCCCGCGGCGGCGGACGTGGAGGACCGCGCGAGTGCCGCGCAGGTCGTCGACCAGCCGAAG